GTGGCGTGCTCCGCTTAAAGTTTTGGGTCCTGGTATAAGTAAACAGGAACGATGGATAAGGCGGTCGAGAACCTCCAGATCAACGCGTACAACAACAAGCGCATCGTGCTCGCCACGAAGCAGGGTACGCCCATGCGGGTCCAATTTCCTCGCATGTATATGCCGTTCGGCGTGTCGGGGTTCGTCCCGGAGATCGGCCCGACCAAATACAACATCGATTTCGCCATCAAGGGGTTCGACGAGGAGGATAGTTACATGAACAGCTTTTACGAATCTATCCGAGCGCTCGAAAACAAAGTCATCGACGCTGTGGTCGATCAGAGCCAGGCGATCTTCGGGAACCCGATGACCAAGGAAGAGCTCCTCCCCATGTTTAATTCCAACGTGAAAGAAGCCCCCGGTCGCGAACCGAAGTTCCGCGTCAAGGTCGACACCACAGTTGACGACAGTATAAAGGCGAGCGTTTTCGACGCAGACAGGAACATCATGCGAGACGAGGTCCGGAGCGGTCTCTACGCAAGAAACAGTGGCCACGCGATGGTTGAACTCAACAGCGTGTATTTCTTGAACAGAAAGTTCGGTCTGACGTGGAAACTTAACCAACTCGTCGTCTACGAGCCGCAAAACCTGAAAGGTTTCCAGTTTAAGATTTAGATTGTTTTAACAGCAGGATACTATACACCTTCTGAGCCTCCTTAAGAAGTTTTCCCTTCACCTTGGTGAACTTCTTTGGGTCTAAACCCAACTTGACCTTGGCGATTTTCACAGAGTCTTGCCATTTAACGAGCGACATTCTTCCTTACTAGTACCCCTGAAAATTTTTCGTGCTCACATCATTTCCTTGAACTTCTTCCCCTTCGTCTTCTTCGCTTCGGTGCGGTAAGCCCTGAACCCATGATCCTTATCCTTCAGGGACTTCTTGGTCGCCTTGGAAGCCTTCTTGGACTTGATCCGGCCGTCCTTGCGCCCCCTGAAGAGATCCTTCTTCTTGAGACCGTCCTTACCCCAAGTAGTCTTTTCCGCTGTGCCGTGGAAAACTTCAGCGCGAGAACCGATCGTTTTAACGAAACCCATTTTATATTTACATTACGCGCGGAAAATATTTTTGATGTCGAGGATAGAAATCTTTTTCGCCGTCCTCCCCCCGGTCGGGATCTGGGTCTTGATCCTCTCGTCGTTCAAAACCTCCGAGCACACGATAGATTTGTGACCCTGGAGCGCCATCATCTCCTGCTCCACGCTGATGAATCTCGGACACTCTTTGTAAATCAATTTTTTGACGTGAACGGCATGGTTCTGACCCGTCCGATGGCTCCGACCGACGGCCTGGAGTTCAGTCGCGGGGTTCCACGCCGGTGCGGTGATGTACACCCGCGTTGCCTCCTGAAGATTTAGACCCTGACCGCCGCACCGGATCTGGATCAAAAAAATGGAACCCGGCGGGGAGGCTTTGAACGCCTCGATCTGCTGGACACGCGTTTCCTTCGATACCGACCCGTCGATCCTGAAAACGCCGCGAATTTTAGCCCTTATCTTGTTCCGTTCAGCCGCGTCGGGATCGGCATCCAGCCCGCATCCCAGTAGACTGTCATCAGAATTGTAACCGTCCAGTTCTTCCGGAACGACGGTGAGCTTCGACTGGATGTAGTTCATCTCACCCATGAACTGACAGAACACCAGTGCCTTTTCGCGCGGGTGCTCGTCCAAAAAGCCGAAAAGTGTCTCCATCTTATTCGACCGACCGGTCCACTTTTCGGGTTCGACGCCGTTCTTGCGCGCGACGCCGTCGTAATACATCTGCGGCCAGACCATCGCCTGCCTCGCCCTCAGTAAACACTCCACGATGACCATGTTCTTGTAACTCGAGGTGCATTCCCTGAACGCCTCCTGGATAGTGTTCTGCGCGTCCTGGAACACGAACTCGTACAGGCATTTCTCCTCCTCGAACATGTCCAGCTCGATGTTCTCGAACGTACACGGCGGGAGTCGCAACCGCTCGTTAATCGCGGCGAGATCTTCCTTGGTTCTTCTCAGTATGTAATCGTCCTTGATCTTGCGTTGTTCCGCGAGCACGAAATTCCGATCGAGACCGAGAAACGTGCACAGCGACACGAAATCCTCCATCGAGTTGAAAACCGGCGTTCCGGTGACGATCCACCGAATTTCCGTTTTCAGGAGACACGTGTTTTTGTAAATTTTCGACCGTTTATTCCTGATCTCATGGGCCTCGTCGAGGATAATTCGATCCCAACGTGGAAAATGGAGCGGCGTTTTCGCTTCCGGTTTGCGACCCTTGGAACTGAGCACGGAATACGGCGCGATCGTCACCGTCCGCTTTTCCCGGTCGACCAGGAGCTCTTCGTCGAGCTTGCGCTTAGGGCCGTCGAAGACCTGCACCGTTAAGCTGGGCGCGAACCGCTTGATTTCCTGGACCCATTGCGCGATGATCGATTTGGGTACGATGAGTAAAGTCCGCTGTTTCGGGTTAGCGAGCATAGTCGTGATCAGCTGGACCGTCTTACCCAGCCCCATCTCATCGCATAAAAATCCACCTTTCGGTCCGTTGACGCGGTTTTCTTGTTTAAGCATCCATTGGACGCCGTCTCTTTGGTACGGTATAAATAATCTTCCATTTAATTCGGCGGTTCCTAATTTATACTGATCGTCAGTCATCTTCGTACGGGTCCTCGTCGGGTAATTCGAGAATTTCGCACGTGATCGGAGGCTTCTCTTTTTTCTTTCTAGGGGCTCGCTTAGGTTTCATTTCTTCATCCAAAATTTTCAATTCATCGATATGTTCCCGGTAATATATAACTCGGTCCCAAATTATCCGCATGATCGGTCGGTACTTTTCGAACCACGCGCGATCACGTTTCACGTTGACGACATCAAATTCTTCGGGGAGCGGCCAATTCGTTTCGGCCGGTTTATATTGAATAAAATCCGCCTCCTCGAGATCGAGGATCTCCATGCACAGCTGAAGTTGCGGCATGTAGTGTTCCGGCACCTCACCCGGTATGATCTTGCGCTGCGGCGGGCACTTGATCTCGACCAATTTTCCGCTCTCGGAGACACCGTCGGGGCTCCCGCCGAGCCAGGTGTGGACGGGGTGGGGGACCAAGCCAATCTCATGGACGACCTCTCCGTGTCGCTCTTCGTATATGATTCTGGCTTCGTCCTCGTATTTTTCGCCGTGTTTCGTCGCCGCGTTCCCCATGAACTTTTCGCCGAGGCCGCACTTTTTTAACAGGAGTTTATGGGGTGTTTCGTACGGGTTCTTGCCGATGGCGGTCGCCGCGTCCGACGCGGTCAACATGTGACCGCGCAGCTTGAGCCATTCTTCGGACTTTTGCGCGGCGTACTCGCGCTCGATCAGGGCTTTCACGTTGGGGTGCATCTTCTTACATTGTCATGCACTCTACTCTTTAACTAAAATCGTAACTCCGGTACGTGCTCAGTGCCTGAAAATAATTTCGCGCGGCATTTTGTTCCGCCTGCTTTTTCGACCGCGCCGCACCCCGAGCGAAAAATGAATTTTGGACGTAAATATCTATGTAGAAAATCCCCTCGTGGTGCCCTGAGACTCTGTAATCCGGCAGTTCCCAGTTGTTTACCTGACAATATCGCATGAGATGATCCTTGAAGTTATCGTCGATCATGATGGTTCCCATGTCGATGACGTCCGGATCCTGGTACAACCGAAGGATAAACTCTTTCGCGTGGATAAGACCGATATCCATATACAAGGCGCCGACGAGAGCCTCGAAAACATCCTCGAGGATTTTCACGTTGGTGTTCCAGTTATTGCGCATACCCTTCTCGTCCATGATGACGTACTTGCCCAGGCCCAGATGATTGGCTATGTGCGCCAGTGTTTCGCCACGAACGAGCTTGGTACGCGCCTTCGTGAGGAACCCTTCCTGTTTGTTTTCATACCGATCGAAGAGGTATTTTGTAATCACGAATCCGAGGACCGAATCGCCGATGAATTCTAGGGTTTCGAACGATTCGGTCAGGTGTTCATTTTCTTTCAACGCCGATTTATGAGTGAAAGCTCTTTGGTACAAGGATAGATTCTTAATCTTTGTACCAACAACTTGCTCGATTTGAGCTTTATCGATCATTTCTTATTAATACTATGTAACGTTATTTTTTTAAGCCTTCTTCACGTAGTGAGGGGAGAGGTACTTCTGGAGGTTGAGGTAGGTGACGACCACGCCTTCGGGCGGGGCGAGGAGTTCCTTGAGCTTGTCGTCCATGATGATCTGGCGGCCGTTCTCGGGGTGCTTGAGACCCTTTTCGGTGATGTACTTGTTGACGCTCTTCGTCACCTCGGAGCGGGAGACGAGTTCACCGTCGGGCAGTTCGAGGAAAGCGCGAAGCGCGGGGGTGATCTCCTGCTTGCGGTTGAAGCCGTTGTTCTCCGCGCGCTTCTTCGCCTTCTCGCCGTCGGGGTCATCCTGGGTGCTCCTGATCTTGCGAACCAGCTTGGCGAGGTTCTTAACATCGACGCGGAGGGCGGAAAGTTCGGTCTGAATGGATTCGAGGGACATCTTATACCTTTCTTAGACCCCTAATCTTTAAGTCAAAAATGAGCACGACACACATGCATATGAACACACGTAATATGTGGTTCATCGCGACGTCTCGGTCCATCGTCTTGAGAGGTTCTGTGTCGATGATGTCAGGTACGTCGATGTACCTGAACGGGGGTCTCGAACCGTCTGAGACGCACCCGCCTGCGCAGCAATCCTCCGGGCACCGCAACACCCGGTCCCCCCTGCGCACCCCGCAGAATTGGTTAGGGTTACCCCTGAGCTGGTAACATCTGCACTCGTCGATCACCGTGCAGACCATATTAATATATCCCAATATAATAATGGACGAAGTCATCTATTGCAAGTCCGCCAGGGACAGGTTCATACACGAACACCTATTCTTCAGGGACGCGAAGCTCAAGGAGTACTTCGATAAGGGTCTGCAGAAGAAGTTCAGGGCCCGGGTCAGGTCGAAGCACGCGTCAAAGACGTATGAAAAATTCATGTACGTCCTCATCACCGACAGCATACGGGATATCATCCTAAAAGCCGTGGGTGAAATCTCGAGTCACATGGCGACGAGCGGTGATCTGGTCATCTCCGGTGGTGAGGCTTTCAACATGTACGCGTGTAAGACTGACAGGGTCGTGACCAGTGACATAGACGCGAAGTTCGTCCCGCGCATGTCCGTGAGTCCCAAGTTTTTTGGTAAACTCCAGGGTACGAAACTGATCATGTGGGACAAAATCGGCCAGGTGGCGAAACGCCTCGACACTCAGGTCAAACGGCGAATCCAGTCCATGCGGCGCAAACACGCCAAGATCTTCAATTTCCTGGGTATAGGTTTCGAACCCAAGGGTCCGTGGGTGACGAGGCGGTTCGTCCTGATCAAGAAGAAAAAGATCCGGAAGGACGATACACCGAGCGCGGGTGACGTGTTCATCGACGTCGAGCTCTTCGCACTGGACTTGAACCGCGTCAAGTACCTCTCCACGAAGACGGGTAAGGTCGAAGGCAAGAGGATAGGCGGGATCCTAGACATCCCGTTCATGCGACCCAAGGAGTTCGGGTACGAGGTGGTCCTTTCGCGTCAGAGGGGTGTCAAGTATCGCAACCTGGACACCGGTAAGACGGTCACCGACAGGAAAGTTTTCATCGCCAGTAAGGAGTTTCTCGTTGAAGACATTTACCTCATGCACAAATTGAAATTGCGCCCGGAGAAGAAAGAGAAGGATCGCCAACGCCTGTTGAAACTCTCCAAGCTTTTCGTCAAGGGTGTGAAGAACGACGATTCGATCGAGGCTATTTTCAAACGCGTTCGCACTAAAATCACCAGGAGGCGACCGGCGACGAAAAAAGACGGCCGCGTGTCCATGCGCAAAGCCGCGAAGATCGACCCGTACAAGTACAAAAAGTACACGACGACCCCGTCGAAGGAACGGCTTTCGAGGCATTTCGTACACGGTCTGAGGACGACGTCCAGTGACGTCAAGGTCCGAGGGTACCGAAAGTCGTCGGGGAACAAGGAGTTCAATTTGAAAACGCTGAGATGGAAAAATGTGATCGACAACTCTTACGTGAAAAACGAGGTAAACCTCAGGCCGAAGAAGGGAAAGAAATTGCCAAAGAAAATCAACGTGCGCAGGACACTGTACGGTCACAAACCCAGGAGAAACAAGTGGGTGTCGAACGCGATCATAAACAAGGCGGCTGCCATCCCTTTCGTTGGCTTAAAAAGATGAGCCGTGGGTACAGTACAATAAGATGATTTTCGATACTATCAGCAAGAACGACGACGGCCTCCGCTTCGTGAAGGCTCGCAACGATACCAAACGCAAGGTACTCATCCAGCTCAACGGCGTCAAGATCTCCGATGTCGGTGATGAGATCTTCCTCGACCTCGTCTCGGACATCAACTCCGGGAAGGTGAGCATGATCGACACACAGAACGTCGACGCCGCGATCGAGCACTCGGCCGAATGGTTCGGCAAGGAATTGTCCGAGACTGTCATCAGGGCGGCGTACACTTCCAGCGCGTCGCCGGATAATAGGATCGAGTGCGAGCGCATCGACGCGACCAAGATTTTTGACGCCAAGCAGCAGGCGGTCGACATCGAATCTCTCCAGAAGGACAGGTCGTGCGACGTCATCCTCGAATTCTCGGGGATCTGGTTCGCCAAGAAAAATTTTGCCGCCACATGGAATCTCGTCCAGGTCAGGCTCCACCCCGAGCCGATCCTCGACACATACCCAGACGACTACGCTTTTGTCGATGACGAGGACCAGTAAAAAATAAATTGTTAATATATAACAAAGATGTTCAAGGGTCGTAACCAATCGATTATGATGTTGATCGCCGTGGCCGCACTCGTCTTCCTCCTCTGCAATCTCAACTCCAAATCTTCTTACACCATTTCCGAGCGCGAGTACGCGTCCATCGGTCCCTCCGTGGGTCCCGCCGCGGGTCCCTCTGCCGGCATGAGCCAGGGCACCGGCCTCGCCTCCTCTCTTCTCCCCCGTGAGATCGCCTCCGAGGAGGATTTCGGTCAGTTTGCCCCAGAGGACGTCCTCGCGGGTCAGAACTTCCTCGATCCCCGCCAGCAGATCGGTTTCCCCGAGACCGTCGGCGGCGCGCTTCGCAACGCCAACCAGCAGATCCGCAAGGACCCTCCTAACCCCAAGGAGCCCTTCGTGTGGAACAACTCCACCATCGTCCCTGATCTCATGCAGCGCGGTCTCTGCGCCTAACAACTTAAAGATTAGAGCGTAGTAGTAATCAAATGACTAACGTATCCAACGATCTCTCCGACACCGTCTCGAAGTTGGTGGAGCTCACCAAGCAACTTTCCGATGCGAAATCTGATATCAAGATCCTCAACCAGGAAGAGAAGCGGCTCAAGGAGCGCGTGAAGAAAGCCATGGTCGATCAGGGCATTGATACCATCAACCTCAGGAAAGGTAAAATCAACCTGCGCAAATCCGTGCGCAAGGGTACCATGAACAAGGAGGCCATCTCCGCCGGTCTCATGTCCTTCTTCTCCGGCGACGAGGCCAAGGTCGAAGGAGCTTTAAACGCCATCAAGGATAACCTGCAGACGAAGGAGTCGACGAGTCTCTCTCTGACAGGCATAAAAGAGAAGCCCCCTAAAGATGTATAATGGTGTGGAGTCAGTACGTGTGGGAGGCCAACACCGGATTAGACGCTGACGGCAGTGACGAAGATGTCTCCCGCGAAGACGCTCCTCTGAATATCGAAGATTGGGAAGTCGAATACTCAGATGAACTCACTCGAATGTGGCATACCATTGAACTTCTCCTTTACGACGCAGGAATCCATCACTCAGGACGGTTCGTGGATTTCGTGGAGTTTTGTCACATGGAACACGACGCCGATACTGTACCGCGGGTGACGTGGGAGTATCAGGAGCAGACGGCGTGGTTCGAAGAGAGACTCGCGCACGTGTGGAAACATGTCAGGCGCGTGGTCGACGACAACGGTCTGCACGAGAGGGTGATGCGAGGGGCGACGTTTAATAGCTTTCTAAACCTGTGTAAAAATTATATGGATGTATATTAAATGTTACCGAACCTCACCGCTCAACGCGTCGCCATCCCAGCCGCTCTTTTTTTAACGCTCAGCCCCGGTGTTCTCATCACGACCAACGGGGAAAAGCTTTCGTTCGCAAACCAAAAGACCAACACGCACGCGGTGTTTTTCCACGCACTCGTGTTCTTTGTCGTGTACAGCATGATCGCGAAGGCCATGGGCCTCGTCCTGACCAAGACCGATCTCCTCGTCAGCACGTCTCTGTTCCTGGTGCTCAGCCCCGGTGCTCTCCTTACTTTACCGCCGGGGAGCAAGGGTGTGTTCCAGTCGGGGCAGACGAGTGTGACTTCCGCACTCACCCACTCGATCGTCTACGCGATCGTCTTCGCGCTTTTGCGTCGTCAATTTCCTCAGTTCTACTAGGTAGGAGGCAGATGAAATATCTCGTGTTGGGACCGGCGTGCATGGGTATATTCTCCATGATCGGCCGTCTCAAGGCGATGGAATCCGATCTCGTGGACGTCAAGGAGATATCCGGGTCGTCCGCCGGGTCGATCCTGGCTCTATTTCTGGCGGTCGGGA